ATAGAGGTTGAAGCAGCTACATTGAATGATTGAATCTCGATACCTGTACTTCTTGCGAGTTGCCCTGCTGTTGCAGCCATTAGTCAAATCCCCCTCTAATTCTTTTTAGGATATTATCGCCTTCTGCTTTCTCAACACTTGCATATTTTACGGTAAATCTTGGTGAAGCTGTGCTTGCACTAAGTTGATCGTAATCTGCTTTCAAACTTTCTAGTGTATCACTGTCTAGTTTGATTAGTTTGTTGTATTCTGCTTCTGCGTTAATTTTTCCTAGTTTGGATTTAGCTTCAAGGATTGAATCAATGATTGGTTCAAGCTTGGCTTTTCTGAAATTGGCTTTCATTGTTTTCAATTCTGATTTCAAAGTTCTGATTTCTGCTCTTAATGAGGATTCTTTCTTGTCTTTTAGATATTCTTCTTGTCTATCTGTCAAGTCAAGTTTATTCTCATCTTCTGCTTCTTCATCTTCTTTGTCGTCATTGCCTTTTTTCATTTCCTCGTCAAAACGCTTTTCTTCTTTATTAGACAAATCCTCTGCCTTAACGTGTTCTTCCTCGTTTTCGGCTTCTTCTTCGTCTTTTTTTTCTGCGTATAAAGATTTCATGTTGTTAGAATTTTTGGCTTTTTTGAGCTTATGAGAACTATTTTTTGACTTTTTAGGCATTGTAATCTTCTTTTTATTTTCAGTAGTGACTTCCATTTCAGCAGAATATGATTTTTTTATCTCATCTGCTTGACTTTCTGGTATGTTTAATTCAGTTGCAATATGATCAACTTCTGGTAATTCATCATTTTTAGTCACATAATCGTCTATAAAATCAACCACTTTTTTGAATCTTTTTTGTGGTATTCCTTTATTATTTTTCTTTTTAGATTTATCATTTGGATCTTTGCCCTTACCTTTACTTTTCACATTAGGTAAATTATCTTCAGGGTGTCCAGCACTCTTACAATTACAACTAGCCTTCTCATAATTCTTTAAGCTTGCTTCAACTTTACTTAGATTGCTCATACATACACCTTCACTGCCAGAACATTTGCCTTTGATTTGGGCTTTATTCACAGTATATGCTGGGTCTTTAACTGCTGCAACATGAGCTCCTTCCCATGATTCTATGATAGCATTTCCTTGAATATCTAATTCGTCATTGTTATTGAATACAATACTCGGTGATACGAAACTAACCTCACCATTTTTTAGTATATCTTTAGCAGATTCATTAGTGATTTCAGCAACGCCATAGGCTTTTCCAGTACGAGGTTCAATTCCAACTTTTATTATATCTCCTACTCTAAATTTCTCTTGTTCTACTAATAAGTTATCCCCATCAACTGCTTCAGGGTGATTAAATTCAGGTGTAAGCACGAATGGTTTTCCTATGAATGTATCAAGATTTGCTTCTAAGCTCTCTCTTGTCACACCCCAATGATTTAGATTTAATGTTGCATCTAATAGGAAAAACTTTACGAAGTATTTATCTTCGTTTTCAAATTCAATTAATGCCATAATAAAAATCCATAATCAATAGATAACAGAACTATTCCACTAGCAATTCCAGCTCCACAAGCTGTGGCAATAGCATCTTTTGTTTCAGGTGTACCATGACCTAGTGCATCGAATAATTCCTTACCGATAGCAAAAAAGAATCCTGATAATATTAATGGAAAATGTATTAATCCTAAGATACTAAGCATAAATCCTACTATAAAATGGGCTAATTTATCATTCATATTTGCTTTAACCACTTTAAAATTTTCTCGGCTTTAGCTGATTTACTTTGCCATGCTTCATTATCTTCCATAGTTTTTATGATCAAATCTATTTTTTTCTTTGTTAGATTCTTTTTATTTAATGTTAATTCCTCAATTCTTTGAATATCATTAAGCTTCTTAGATGGCATACCACGTTCTTTAATCCTACTACTAGATATATCTGTGACAATTTCCCCTGTGCTTTGATCAACATAATAACATCTACAATTTGGGTGTGTATCTATTGGAATTACAGGTCTTAAAGGATCATCTATTTCAAATGCTATTCCAGCTAATTCCACACAAACCTTATCATCAACTTTATTATCTCTTTGAGTGGTAAACACTACCTTCGGTGGTTTTTCCTCATCTAATAGAGTGAAAACACTAACTGCCTTTTTTATTAGTTTTAGCCGACTTTGATTCATCTTTTATCATTTTATCTAAATGATCCAATACCTCAAGCTTCTTTGCATCTAAAGCCGATTTGATAAGTGAATCATCTATTTTTTTAGCAGAGATATTATCAGTTGTATTGATAGTCTTATTCAGTTGTTTAGTAAAAACATCTTGTGGTGAATTTAATGGCACGTTGCCTTGTGGTACGTTAGTTGTTCTTGTCGGTGCTTGTGCTAATTCCGACTTGTATTCTTCTAAGTTTAATAGTTCAAGTAATTGATCATCTGGCATATCAGGGAATATTCCTTTAACTCTTAATACTGAATCAACTAAATCAAACCACGATTCAACTACTATATTTTCAAATTCTGCCTTAACTTCAACCTTATCTAACAAATCAACCATACCCATCTTAATCATATTTCTTTCGTACCATTGTTTTGATACCATTTCACTTACCCATTCTCGTCTTGCCTTGATTACACCACTAAGGAAGAATTGTATTTTACCAATTAATGTTGCTCTGTTTTGATCTTCTTCTCTACCTAATAATGCACTTGGTACAGCAAAATTTCCAATGATAATACGTTCATAAAATGAAGCCATCTCAACTAATTCTCTTACTTTAGGATCTAAATCTAACTTCTGGAATTCAATTTCATCGTTAGCATCTATACTGACAGCATTAAATGCCCCTGCCTTTAAAGATGATAGTAATGTATTCATATCATTTTCTGCATCGGCTTTACTTCTTCCCATTTTTTTGACCATGAAAGTTCCATATCCTGCCCACATTGATGTTGCAATTTCAGGCATATCATATTCAACTATTCTACGCCAAGCTCTTGCTGCACCAACTATTCTTTGCACTTCTGAATATCCATACCACATAGTCCTACGTCTTGGTGAATCAGGACGATTGACAAGGTAAATCATCTCTTCTGGTATTAATTCATCAGATGGGAAGGTTGTGATCACTTTCTCTAACGACCAATCTTTTTGATCAATGAATATACGACCTAAATCTCTTGGGTGTATAGTCTTAATTGCTCTAGGTAAACCTTTGCCTTCGTATGCCATGACACATCTGCCAAATACGATTGCCATTGTGACAGCATCTTTTAATTTATTTTCAAATCCCATTTTCTTATCAAAGTCTTTTAATTCTTTTAATTCTGCTTCATAATTCTTTAATTCATTTTTCTTTTGCTCATCGTCCATTCCTGTTTCATCTTTTAATTCAAATACAGGTGTAATTCCACCACCGAAAGTATATTCAACTAATTTATCTATGACTGCACCACATACAGAACTTCCCCAAACATCTTCAAACTGCTCTAATTCTTGGTCAGTGTAAGCTGGATTGGAATACATATAGAGATGATCATTAGTGGACATTCTTTTTGAAGCACTAGCGTATTTTGAATTAGATTTTGTATTAGTGAATGGTTTTTCAGAATTTACAATAAAGTTATTAGAAGTATCTTTTGTCTTTTTTACCTTAGATGGCATTGATTTTTTACTCATAATGACTATAAAGAGAACTACTTATTTTTTAGTGAATCTAAAGGTATTTCAACATCATCTAGTGTCCTAAATCTCAATTTTTTCTTCTTATCCGACCAAGCAATAACAATCATCATCTGCCATTTATTTTTACATTCCAATAAAGTTTTCATCTCTGATGGGTGTACATAGCCATTTTTCTTTGCTTGTATTCCTAGTGGAATGTTTGACCAACCAACTTTAATGAATGGGGGAATAGCAATTAAATCAACCAAGCCTTTACTTGCATATGATCTTTGGACATAATATCCTTCTTTTCTTAGCCAATTCTGTACTCTGTATTCAAATCGCCTACCAATCTCATAATTCCTACTCGCCATCTGGTTTTATTCCTAGTTTATCTCTTAGGTCAAATATCTGTTTTAATTTTCTTTTACGTTTCCTCTCTAATTCATCTAATTCTCTACAATATCTTTCATATCGTCTTAATCCACTATCTTTATTCTTCATTTTTTTCATCTTCCAATTTCTGTAAACACATTACAGATAGTTTTTTGAATGTTTTTTCATCTACAAACTTCTGAGATTCCGATTTTGCGAAAGCTAGTTCGTACCAATTCAAGATGGTTTTGTAATCTTCTAATGTCAACTCTATTTCTACACTCATGGCTTCCAAACCTCTCTTTGTATTGATTCAGCATATTTTGGTACACCTGAACCATAAATATCAGGATCTTCGGCTATGAATTGTCTATTGGCTACTTGCAATCCTTGATTAAATCCTTCATTATTCTTAATAAAGTTCCTACCTATAAAACAAGCCAACATTAATGCCATGACAGTATCATCATGCTCTTGTCCTTCTGCCCTATAACTTACAGAACCTGATTCAGTAATAACCTCACTAAATATTGATATTTGTCTTTTTAACTCGTCCACATCTTTATTGGATTTTCTAGGAAATTTTATTCTATTGTTTTGAAACATTCGTGCCAACCATAAAGTCATTTGATTTTTTGGCATAACTTTTCCACTGTTTATTTTATGCTGGTCTTTTACATTGGCACTTGTAAATGTAGGAATAACGTTAGGGATTCTATGCCTATACTTTAATTCTTCAAATACGTGTTCGCCTGTATTATTAATTTCAACACAATAAAAATTGAATGGTTTCGTATCGTGTATATTCGCTATTAAATTCTCAACTTCAATGTAATTTCTTCCTAACCAAGTTTTAACACCTGTGATGTAAACATCATCATTTTTTATTTCAATTCCAACAAATGCGAAACTATCTCGCCTTTTACCACTATCAATCCCTGCTATTCTCATTTTCTACCCATACCCATTTACCTTTCTTTTTTGGTTTTTCTGTTAATGAAAGTAAGTTGTAGGCATTACATAATTTATACACAAGCTTAGTTCGTTCAACCCCTTTTAATTCTGAGAAAAATAGTTCACGCTTTAAATCATCAACAATCTCTTGCATTTCTTGCCTGTCTGGTAAATCCCATTCAGGTTCACAAAATGGACTATGCTTTGTTAACCAATCCCAAAAAGTCATTTTTCTTTTACTAATTGTACTAATTCATCTATGATTTCTTGTTGCACATCGATAACAGTTCTAAAATTTTTTAACTGTTTGTAAATATGGTCAATCTGTTTCTGTTGTTTTTCAAATAATGTGTGTTGAGATTCTATTGCTTGTGCATTGGCTTCCTGTGCCAATCCTATTTGGAACAATGTTGGTAGATCACTTACTTCCATTAGTATTCTTCAACCTCATAATCTACTAAACTTTCGTCACCTAT